TTATATCCTAACGGAATAACCTCTGACTTCACACCCCTAGTAGCAAAGGCATCCTGACAAAACTTGCTAGGTACAAAGACCTTATCGGCTAACTCCAAATATTGAACCCAGTCAGGGTCAATACTCGTACTCTCAAACATTGAATATAAAACTTTCTTCTCCGTTTCCAAACTCCTCAACGAGTGTGGATAGGAATAAATCATACCTACCTCCTGACCTGTATACTCATTACTTACTTGAACCCCTGCATCCTCCAAAGACATCATTAACGGCTCAGTAGACTGTCCGTATCCGTGGGGGGTGATATTATTCTGCTTGAAGTATAATCCCCTTCCCTCTAAGTTCGGCTCATTCGTTTTCATCTTCCTGTAATATGCCCTCTTCTGTTCCTTACTAGCAAATACAAATCCGTCAGCAATAAGCCCATCAACTTTGTCTTCAACTACTTCTACAACTCTGCCACTTCTATTCACTAGTATCGCCATAATTCATATTACCATATTATACAAAAAACACAATAGGGGCTTTTACACCCCTATTATGCCTTCTTAATACACTATATCCTAGTGTGTCACATCAAGTAAGAAGTCAGGTCTGACTGTCTTGATTCCATAGAGTAGGTCAAGAGTTACCTGTCTACCTAGTGCATTTGCATCATAGCTAGAAGTTAATCTCATTGAGATTCCACTCTCAGGGTCAGTTACAACTGTCTGAACTGCTCCTTCACCATTACCATCCGTTGGTAAACTTCTCATTACGAGTGCAATAGCATCCTCTGTATATGCTAAGTTATGATTCACAGCAGGACTCCCTGCAACAGGAACTAACTGAGATTCAAAGACATTAATACCAAAGATGTTACCAAGAGAACCTTCCACGAGTGGAGTCCTTGAGCCATAGTCACTCACCTTTGTGAACTTATCAACACCAAGTAAAGCATTAACTGTGTCAGAACTTGCATAGAGCAATCTTGGTGATAATCTAGGTGCTTTCATATCCACAAAGTGTTTTCTAACCTTTAACATAGACTCCACAATTTTCGCCTCAGTAGAATCGTTAAAAGTGATGTCATCACCTGCATTGAGATACTCAGATGCGATATCTGATTCCAATTCTTCTGCAAGTGCAATTACTGCATCCTTGATATACAGACCCCTAACATCCTGAGATGCCATTGCCTTAGCAACATCCTCTACAAGGAAAGTCACCTCGTTATGCTTGTCAAGAGTAACTGAAATTTCGTCGTCTGCAGGTGCTTGTCTTGTGACATTCTCGTTAGTCACTTTCTTATTCACTACAAGCGAACCTGTCTTTGGAATATGAATCACATCGCCAAAGTTAGCAACTGCTGAATCCATATCTCTTCTTACTGTTTTAGCAAGATTCAGGTAACTTCTGAGAGCCGTTATCGCCTCATTAAGCCACACCTCAGGTATGAAGTGCTGTGCCTGTGTTTTGTTAATTGAACTATAATCTGCCATTTCTTTATTTACTTATATTATCTATTGTAATCAATCCTTCCTTCCTTCTCCCATTGAGCGATATTATCCTTGTTCTCCAAATACCAATTATGGTCTTGAAGTTTCGCCCTGAGTTCCGACATTGTAATTACAAAGTCACCAGTCTGAGAGTCAGTCGTGGCATTAGCATTAGAACCAATATTTGAGCCAATATTAGCACCAACTTTCGCCAAGTAAGGTTTCTGAGAAATCAATTCCTTAACAACACTCTCTAAATTGAGATAATTACCATCTTTATCTGTCTCAAGTTTACTCCTGTCAATAAGTTTTACTACTGCATCGGTGTCCACTACATTGAGCGAGTTTGCAATAGTTATCAACTCATTATTCAGTTTATACTCCGACAGAGCGACAGTTAGTTGCTCAACCTCTTTCTCTTTCACCTCAAGAAGTTCCTTGAATTGACCTTCCTCTTTCAACTTCTTCTGCTGGTCTTGGTCTGCCTGTTTCTTTATCTTCGCAAGTTCTGCTTTCGCCTCCCTTGCTTCCTCGTTCAACTTTGTAAAACGAGGGTGTTCAAAAACCTGCTTCCATTGCTCCTCAGACAAATTAAAATCCTTACTCTCAGAACTAACGATGTTTTCCTTCTTCGCAGAAGTATCCTTTGATTCGGATTCTACTTTCTGACTTTCCTCAGAAGTAGCAATATTGGTCGTATCTTCCATAGAAACTCCTTCCTACTGTGATTCGTTTTTAGCGAGTCCGACTCGTTCACAGTAAATAATATGTTATATATATTTTAATTTACCATATTCCAATATTCATTGCAAGTACTCCATTCTCTAACTCTCCTTCCAAAACTCTTCAATATAGGGTCGTAAATTATGCTTACAATTCGGATGAAATAACCCCTCTCCATAGGCATCGTCCAAAGTACGATAACCTGCTGTCTTTCCTGTTATACTCACAACCTCTCCTTCCCATTCTAAACATATCTTACACTCACAACTCGCATAACTAGTGATATATGCTAAATCTCCACCACTATGCAGAATCTGACTTGCTACACCCTGATTATACGAGTTCATCAAATCTGTCCTTGCTATCATTTCAGCATAACTCTCCAATTCCCATCTCCTACCTGCACTATCTCTAATCGTAACTCCCTTCTTCATAAGATAATCAACCAAATCTCCCTTTATCTCTTTCAAGGATATTGACCCTACTGTGTCTTCTGCCATTATCTGCTGTATCCTCTTAATCGTCAGGTCGTCAAGTATCATAGAAGTATTCCTTCTGATACCACTAATCGCCTCCCTCGTATAGTTGTGCGACCTCTTGATTAATTGCTCAACCATCTCTGCATCAGAAGTGTCATACACAATACCCTTTACTCCTATCCTTTTCAGATAATCTACTACATCATATTCACCCTCCTTATAGGCACTCTTCAGATGAGTTGAATACCACTTATCACTCTTACCCACTAACCTTCTAAGTTCGGCATCTAAATCTTTCAACACTCTCTGCTTTTCTCGGATAGTGAAATCCTCCATGCTGAGCAACTCTGCGACAATCTTCCTCCTAGACAAAGAATAGATATTACTCAGTTGTTTTACCCTCTTCTTTATTGTTTTCTCCGTCATCGTTAGTTCTTGACATTAAATGAAACGACTCCTCTGAGATATCTCCCTTACTCTCATTCTCCTCATCTATCTCCTTCAAAAGGGCTTTTACCTCATCGTCACACATATCCTCAATTCCTTTAATCGCCCTGTGCTTTGAAGTTATATTTGCTCCTAGTTTCAATACCTCGTTCTGTATCTCCTCAACCTTGTCATCCACAATTCCATCAGCAAACTTAACGACAGGAATAATCGGCTCTCCCTTGTAACTAATATCTCCTACCATAGCACCTGACTTCGCAAACATACTTGCAATCTCTATTGCCTTCATAATACCTATCTCGTAATACAATGCCTTCCTGTTCTTCTTAGCAATAGTCCTAAGCATTCTAATTTTCAATGCCCTTCCACTCTCTGCAGACGACCTGTTGCCATTGTCTAAACCTACCACATCAGGCGACACCTCCGACATTAAGAATATCATCTTAACCATCTCGTCTATCTGCTGAAAAGCCACCTCTAAATTAGCATTCCAGACAATATACTCAGGTTTACCTTCTCCCTCTCTATATTCAAACATACCTAACGACTCCTTCTTCACACTTCCTTTCTCGTCTAAAATACCCTCAGGAACTGCCAAAATAGGGTCGCTGTGCTTGTCAAGTATGTTATCTATACTCGTCATCCTGTTATTCAATGCAAAAAACAAAGATTCTAAATCGCTATAATCCGATGAACCCCAATACCTATTATTAGTCCTAACATTCGGAATATGAACTAACGGAATCTCCTCTATGCCTGTTTTAATAACCTTCTCGTAACTAGTCCCTGCTATCAAATTGTAATCTTTAACATCAACCTTTCTTACTATCTCCTGACTCTCCCTGTCCTTCATCAAATACACTTCTGTCTCTATGAAACCGACTGTATATACCTCCTTTACCAAATAAGTTTCTTCCTCGCCCTTATTATTCCGAATATACTCCTTCCATGCTAAAATCCTCTCCTTAGGTTCTTCTCTGAAATTGTTACTTAGTTTCGGATAATACATAGCAGGATTAATATCCTCAATCTTAATCTGATTATCTTCAACCCTTATCCTGAGTAGTGCATCACCTCTTGCTGAGTTTAACAGAGCAGATTCATACAACTGAGTATTCAACCTGTTCTCATATACCAAAGCATCAATGAACTCTTGCTCGTCCTTCTTCTTTTTAACTGATTCAATAACTACTTTCTCACCAAACAAAATATCTGCCATTACCTTTGACACAAGTCCTGCAAAATTACAAGTCATATACCTCAAATACTTGTACTTATCGGAAAACTTCTCTCCTATCTCTGACATAAAGGCATTGTAATGCTGACCCTCTAACAATTTCTCGTATTGACCATATCTTCGCAATCTCGCAACTTCGGACTCACTCGGAAACTTTTCTATCTTAGCCATAATCGTATACTCTAAATTAGATAGTATATTTTACCACATTACTCAAACACTTTCGCCTTAGAACTGAATACCCTTGCTGTACGATGATATTTGTTCCCCTGAATCGCAAGAAAAGATGCAAACAAGTTGTCATCATGATACCCCTCGTCATGCTCTCTCCTGCCATTATTCTTCCTAACAAAAGTCTTCATCTCCTGTATCAATCTCTGAGAGTTGATTACCAGTTTATCATTCTCAAATAACTCAATGAAATCGTCAATCATCAAATCCCTATTACCACCCATTGTTCGCCACCCATACTCATTCCTACTCTTCTGTGTCTTCTTGTCAATCGTCCTGTTCACAAATAGATTCCTATAACCCTTTTCCTGTATTTTCAATACTGTCGTCAAACCACTACCATTCCTCTCAGGTATCAGGAAAGCATCGTTATACAACCTACCTAAATGAATCATAAGGTCTGCCACTTGGTCAGGTCTAATCATAGAATCATTGAAACTAGCAACCTCCTCTATATTATCCATATCTGTCAAATCCCATACCTCTATTGCTGTACTATCCCCACCTGTACCCTCTGCCGTATCACAACCCACAATATACTTATGCCCTGCCTTTGCCTCTTGATAGATGTCTATGCCCCTGACTGACTTTATAGGAGATATTGCTTTCAACTGTGCAACCTTGTATAAGTCAAATACTGATATACTTGATGACAAGAATGCCTCCTCAGGAACTGTCGGATACTCCTGCTTAACTCTCTCCTGTAACCTAGTCGCCTTCAAATAATACCAATAGAATTGCTCATCACTTATCTGATGCTCTGCCTGTATATCTGCTATCAAAGAATATTTCTTCGCAAGAATCTTGTAATCGTCCTTCCATAAAGTACTCTCAGGTATATCTTCCCAATACTCATCGTCCCATGTCCAATTATAGAAGTGAGGTGTAAACTCGTTCTTCCCCTCTATGGCATCAACCCAAACATCATGTGCCCGATTCAAGCCGTTAGCAGTAGTTTCAAGAGTAATTGTACCATCCTTAGGAACTGTCTCTAAAGACGATGCAAACAACTCTCCAATATCGTTAATCATCGCAAACTCTGAGATATGTAAATCATGAACTGTACCTGACCTCATATTCAAATCTACAAAATACCTACTAGCTGTATG